CGCGCCGGGGATCTTCGGTCGTTGCTTTCTTCGTGTCCGCCATTGCCATGCTCCTTTGCTACTACAACAGATTGGCCCGAACTCTGATTGTGACCTGTTTTCCGCGCGTCATCGTGCCATTCGCCACCACATCCACGTCGCGTATGCCGGTCCCGGCCTCCTCGATATTGGCGCTCTCGATGTTGACGCCGCTTGCCGTCCATGCGATATCCACGAGGGCGGTGAGGACGGCCTTGAGCATCGCCCGCACCGTCGTCGTACTCCATCCCGACGTGTAGCACGACACATCGAGCAGGCAGTTCAGCGTCGGGTCTTGGTACGGCGATTCGTAGACGACGGAAGCGAGGGCGAGGATGATGTACGGGGCTTGCGCCGTTTCGGGCGCTGCCCGTGGGTAGATTTGCGTCGTAATGCCCGCAATGGTCGCATTGGCGAGCAGGGCGGCGCGTGCACCGTCGAGCAGCATGTCCGTGTCAACGGCGCGGGGTTTGCTGGTGATTGGCATTGCGACCTCGTGCTATACTTGCAGAAGGGGATCGTGTAAGCCGCGAGGCACACCGGATTAGGGCATTAACTGGTCAGGCGGTGCTAGCCCGTTCCTGGCTAAAGGTGCAGGTCCCCTTCTCTTATCCCCCGATCATCGCCTGCAACTCCGCGAGGAAACTTGGCGCGTACCTCTCGAAAGATGGCCTCATAAACGGTTGCGCGGCGGCGCGTGACGTACCGTATTCGACGTATTGCGCGTACGTCACGGTATCGTTGCCTGCCGTCACTTCACCGGCCATCGCTTCGAGCGTGTGGGTGATCGAATCGCGCAACGCCCCCGTATCCACCGGCACGAGATGCTTGGCGTCGTCCTCGATCAGCACGAGGTACTTTTCGATCAGTGCTTCGACCTTCGCCGTCAGTGTGGCGATCAGGGCGTCAATCGCGCTCAGGTCAACCGTCACCACCACGCCCGCTGTCATTGACAAGCAAACACCCTCCTTTCCCTTGCTATACAAGCGAAAATGTGTTATTCTGAGGACTGAATTAGCAATGCCCCGCGACCGCTTACGACGGCGTTGGGGCGCACACCGAAACCGCTAGGAGGTTCCGATGCACGATCAGTCTACCCGGAAAATCGCCCCACGGCATCCCGTTGAGCCGAGAGCATGTGAGATATGCGGCAAGATATTCAAGCCGCGATCTAACGCCAATCCCGGTCGCTTCTGCTCTCCTGATTGCGCGAATGCCTACCGTGCCAGCGAATCACCACTTTCCCGTTTCGCGCGTTTCGTCACTCACGATGATGACCCGGACGCCTGTTGGGTCTGGCACGGGGTGCAAAGCGGCTATTGCTACGGGAGGTTTTGGCTAAACGGGCGCTACGAACAGGCGCATCGTGTCGCGTTTGAACTCGCCTACGGCCCGATTCCTGACGGTCTCTGGATACTCCATACCTGCGATAATCGGGCTTGCGTCCGCAACGACGATGAAGGCTGGTATGAGATGCGCGGCATTCTTCATCCCCGGCGCGGACATCTCTGGCTTGGTACTCATCAGGACAACATGGACGATATGACCGATAAGGGCCGCGCCCCCACTGGTGAGATGAACGGTCGTTCCCTTCATCCTGAAAGCACGCTGCGCGGGGAGGAAATCCACAACGCCATACTCACCGAGGATGATGTACGCGCAATCCGCCTCGCCTACACCGGGAAGTACGGGTGCCTCGCCGCGCTGGGGCGGCAGTACGGGGTACACGAAGATACCATCGGGGCTATCATCCGACGCAGAAACTGGAAGTGGGTGGACTAGGAAATGCGTTTCGTCGCTACTCTTATGCTCGTCTGATATGACGACGGGTTCAGCACGCCTAATACCTGCAAGGTCTGCGCACCATACTGAATCGTGTCGGTTTCCTGTACATTCGCATCGAACGGGAGCGTCACGAGAAATCCCGTCACATCCGTCAAACGAGCCGCAATGACCTGCTCAACGGGACTGTTACCGAGCGGCGCGACACGGCACGGATACGACGTCACGACCGTTGTGTCATTTCCCGGGCTACCGTCGGGGTTGAGTGTGCCGGGCGCGGTGTGAACGACGGTGCATTGCTCCGGCATCGCCCGCTCATCGAGGGCGCGAAAGCGTGCCAGCCGGTCATCGGGAACAAAGGGAATGCTCATCACATCACCCGCACGCTCTGGTATCGCCGCGCCTGTGCGAGGCATTGCTGATACGTCTGGCTCTCGCGGGCAGTGATGCCGCCGCCGAGCGACGAATCCACGCGGCTGCTCGCCTTCTGCGCCTTGAGCATCCATGCCGCGTACGTTGCTCGCTGCACATCGTACAGTTCGCCCGCGAACGCGCCGAAATCGCGCCAGGCGCACGAGCCGTCACCAAGCCCCCAGAACCACGGGGTTGTGGCGACATTGCCGACGAAGGGCAGCGGCCCGGCACCCCACCATGCGCCAAGCGGGTTGACCGTGCCGGTGTAGTGGGGCGCGATCAACCATTCAGGCTCAAACGTGTCGCTCGTGCCGGGCAGCACACAGCGGAAGACCCGGCCGAGCGGCGCGATCGGTATGACTACCTGCCCCACGACGTACGCCGTTGAGGGTAGCCACGTGCTTATTTCCAGGCCATCGGTGAGGATGTCGGCAATCTCCTGTGGCGTCAGAATTGGGTCAATGTCAGGCGCACATTGCCTTTGGACGCGCACGAGCGCATCAGATAATGAAAGCACTGCGCCCTCCCGTCGTTACCGCTTGCCGTGCCGTGCCACGGGCTTCTCGTCCTCGTCATCCTCAGACGCCGCGCCGAGGCCGCTGTTGAGGACGGGCGTACCTTTCGCTTCTTCCACCTCAACCGGGGCGGCGGCACCGTCGCGCTTGGCGAAGAAACCGCCCCTCCGCATTGTCTTCAGGTCGGCGGCGGTGTACTTCGTCTGTGCGGCCGGATCGTCCGCCGCTACTTCGTTTCCGTAGAGGTCTACATAGACAAAATCTGCGTCTTTGACCATCGCCGGTGCCTCCGTTTCGCTTGCTTCGAGTGCTACGGGCGCATGGAGCGGCCTCGTATCATCGGGGTACTCCACGCGCCACATGTCACCAAGTCGTTCCATCGCGATCAACTATCGAAGAAATCCACGATCACCGCCGAGCCATTGAGCGCACTGTTCAGTTGGATGAGCGTCTGCGCCACATCGGTCGCGTGCGTGGTGACGGTCGGCGCGGTCGCCTCCTTGACGCCATTGAACCAGGCATCGAGCACCGTGGCGCGGGTGAGATTCTCCGGCATGCCGAGTTTCGCGCCCGTGCCGTAGGCAACCGTCACCGCCGTGCCGATTGCGGGCTGCGTGATGCTCGTCACCGTCTTGAATGCCCGCACACTCGTCACCGCCGTTGCCGCGCCCGCGGTGAATGCGGGCAACGTCTCGGTGATCGCGTTGCCTTGGATGTCCGTGCCCGTGACGATGCACGAAACCGCCGTGACGTTGGCGGTCGTGCCGCCCGGCGTGGCGGTGATGACGCGCGGCACATCGGGATTGGTGATCGCCGTCGTGATGACCTGCTGCGCTCCGGTGTCACTGACCGCCGCATGCACCGCTGTTGAGGTGCCGAGCGCCGGAGATCCCGGCGCGTAGGTGTGGATGGAACGCGCCGTCTTGTCGCGGTTCCTCCCTGCGATCTTGTTCACGTACTGAGGCATGGTGATTGCTCCTTCTGGATTAGCGCAATGCTACTAGTTATCACCACGCGCCGAGCGTTACTTCGATGATCGCGGCAGGACGCAGCAGGAAGAAGTGGGCGCGGAGTTCGGCGAGGATTGCGAGGATGTTGCGTACCGCCCAATCGCTGTGCTGGTCGAAGACGTACATCTGTGCGGCCATCAGGTCGCCGAGCACGGCGGTCGAGAAGTCGCCCGTGTAGACGCGACCGGCCGGTACCGCCTGACTGACGATGACGGGCTTGTTCCACAAGCGGGTGTTGTTGGTTGAGGAGGGGCCGCCGAAATAGAAGCGCGCCTCGTTGTCGGTGGCGAGGTCGAGACCTTCGGCATCGGCGGGGCTGATGAGGAAGGCGGACGGCTCGACGAAGATCGGCGTCGTCTGCGCCTTCGTGATGCTCTTGCGGAGCGTCGTCAGGTTGTCCGTGACGAAGGACTGCGTGGAGAGGCCGGACGTGCCGTGGATGCCCTGCATGTCCGCGCCCGCGCCGTCACCGCCGATCATTTCGTCCTCAAGACGCTGATCGAGGCCGTTCATCAGGAAGGCATTGATGAGGTCGCGCAACTGGTTGGCGTCCGCGAGCGCCTGCCGGGTGATCGGCATGTAGTGGGCGATGGTCGCGGCCACCGACGTACCGAGGGCGAGGGCGAGTGCCGATTCCGGCTTCAGACCCGTGGAGGTCGTTGTCGCCTCCGCCACTTCGACGGCGGCGTTCGTGTAGCCGGTGATCTTCGGATAGTTGATGATCGGGCTGGTCGCCTGAATCACCGTCACCACGTCGCGCAACTTCAACGGACGGAAGGGCAGCGCGACGGTCGGGAAGTACTGCGGCTGCACGAGCGCGCCGCCGCTCGTGTTGGTGTAGACGCCCGCGCCGGTCGTGTTGCTTGTTACCAGCGTCTTGATCGAGAGATCGGGCAGCGGAATGGGCGGTGACTGGACGAGCGTGTCCTTCGAGGGCTCGCGGCCGTTCGGGGCGACGATGCCGTGCCACGCCTTGAAGGTGTCGTTGCCGACGAATGCCTCGCCCGCATTCTGGGGCGCACGGACGCCATTGTTCGCCGCATCGTCGCTGACGCCGCCGTTCCCGTGGCGGATGTTGCCCGCCGACGCGGTGAGCCAGGATTTCGTCGCGTCATTGGCGGTGCGCAGGTCCGCGACCTCCTTCAGTTCGCCCGCCTCGTGCTGCCACTCGGCAATCTGGTGGTTGAGGGTTTTGATTTCCTCGCGCTTCTCCTTCGGGACGTTCATCTCCTCGCCCGCCGGGACGGTTTTCCAGAAGTCGTCCACGGTCTTCAATGCGCCGTTGATGTCCTTCGTCAGTTCAATCAGACTTTTACCCACGATGGTTGCTCCTTTGCATGCGAAAAAGCCACCTTCATCGGGCGGCAGAGATTGAGTCGGTAGTCAGTGTGTCGTTAGCCGGTCATCCTCAGTTGCGCGCTTTGCAGGCGGAGGTACTGCGTGCGCAAGGCGTCCAGTTCCTCGGCGTCCTTCTTGGCGTCCGGGTTCGTGCTGAGCAGCATGTCGTTGATCGCCTGAAGGTGCCCGGCCATCGCGGTGTGCGCCGTCGTCATGCCCGCATGGATTTTCGCCAACTTGTCACGGTTGACGGCGGAGAGCACGCGCCCCGCCTTGACATCCATCTCCACCGCTTTCGCGGCCCGCGTCACAAACCCCTCCATCGCGCTCGTCGCGACATCGGCGTGATCGCTGAAGGTCATGCTCCTCGTGAGCATCGCCTTGAGCGCCGTGACATCGGCCTGCTTTCCGGCCATTGGAACCGTGTTGGTGTCGCCTTCGTTGGCGTCATCATCGCCATCGGTGGCCGTGACGTAGACGGTGGTACGCACGACCGATTCCGGCGCACCCCACTGCACATCCATGCCCGGCGTGACGGTGTACGGGATGCGGTAGAGGTCTTCTTCGTCGGCATAAATGAGGTTGTCATCGTAGACATCGCGCACGTGCAGCCCCGGACCCCACGGGTCGGTGCCGTCATCGTCGGTGTCGGGGAAGTCCTCATTGAGTTCATCGCTCAGGAAGGCGAGTAGGTCGTTATAGGACATGCCACCCGGTAGCGCCTTCGTGGTGTGATTGGCCGCTTCACCGATGCCGAGGGTCCGTGCCGCTGCCTGCACCCTGCGGGTCGCGCTCGCCTTCGCGCTGGCAGAGAGATCGGACTGTGGGATGCGGGCGAGGGCGTTGCGCACATGAGCGGCGTCGGGCTTGCCATCCGCATCCTTGTACGGGAAGTGGCGCAGGCTGCGCGGCGT